TCCTTGAGCACCCTGTGCTCCAGTAGAACCCTGCGTACCTTGTGTACCTTGTGTACCTTGAGCACCAGTAGAACCTTGTGTACCTTGTGCTCCAGTAGAACCTTGTGGTCCAGTAGAACCTTGTGGTCCTTGTGTACCCTGAGCTCCAGTAGAACCCTGTGTACCTTGTGTACCCTGAGCTCCAGTAGAACCTTGTGGTCCAGTAGAACCTTGAGTACCTTGTGGTCCAGTAGAACCCTGAGCTCCAGTAGAACCTTGTGTACCTTGAGTACCTTGAGGTCCTTGTGTCCCTTGAGCTCCAACACCACCAACCAAAATACCTCCCGCAGTTGCTCCATCTCCCTTATAAATACTTCCGTTTGTCGTATCATATACTAATTCACCAACTCCCATAGTTAATGAAGATCGATCAACAGTTGTAATTCTTGGTATTTTAATTTGTCCCATACTTTATTATTTATATTCTTAAGCCTAAATCAAAAATTTCATTTCCAGTCATTCTATCTCCCAAGTCAATAATTTCTCCACTACCTCCACCGCCACCGCCTGTACCTTCAATAACAGTAATGGTTCCAAAGTGATCCATTTTAGAGAGATATCCCAAATTATTTGAGTCAAACCCTATTAAAAATGCACCAATTGGAATTTTATCGTAATCGACTGATGGAAAATCAATAATTGGATATATGAAGCTTACCGACACGATTCAACAATTCTTTATTATATTTATCTAAAGCATAAAAAACTTTATTTCACTTATTTTGTATAAGAACTAAAACTGTTATTATGAAGGTATATCAAGCCGCTACTTTTTCAGAGTTATATTACTCGAGCTTAACTGACTTGATGCAAAATCCAGAATATGAAACACGTCCTCGTGAATTTAAAATAAATGAGAATACAAATGTTGCGTTAATCCTAGAAAATCCGCTATCTTGTCTTTTTTCAAGTGAAACTCGATCTTCTCAAAAGAAGTATATTGCTGCTGAATTACTATGGTATTTTATGGGCAGAAATGATGTTGAATTTATTAAAAAGTATGCTAAATTCTGGGAGTCAATCCAGAACGATGACGGGACTGTTAACTCTTCATATGGTTACTTATTATTTAATCAGAAAAATAGCTTTGGGCTCACCCAATACGATTGGGCATATGCCTCCTTAATAAAGGATAAAGACTCACGTCAAGCAATAATACATTTCAATTTACCGCAACATCAATATCCTACAAATAAGGATTTTGTATGCACAATGTATGGTATTTTCCAGATTCGTGATAATAAACTTAATTTTACTATTTCAATGCGAAGTAACGATGTTGTTTGGGGATTACCCACAGATATTGCATTCTTTGCAATCTTACAAAGCCAATTACATAGACATCTGATGGAAGTTTATCCAGATTTAAAATTAGGAACATACACGCATATTGCAAATTCATTCCACGTATATGAACACCATTTTGATATGGTCAATAAACTATTAGACTCACAATTTGTTGCTGAAGAGATTCCTGCAGTTGAGACTTCTTTAATTTCATACACTGGACAGCCAACTGTTGACTTTGTTGAATTATTTGATTGTGCAACTAACTCTACAAATCAGTGGGAAGATAAACTATTTACCTGGATTTTAAAAAATATTAACTAATGAAAAAGATTATTACATCGACTCTTGTAAAAGTTACGACTATTTTACTTACTGCTATTGTGTGTTCTGTTTTATATTATGTAACAGATCTTATTTCTCTGTTTGGAGTAAATATACCTTTTTTACAGTGGATCGGAATCACAATTATCAGCTATTTACTATTTTCAAACACAATTACACCTAATTCTCCTAACAAAAATGACACCAAAGGACCTAAAATATCATAAGACCTACTTAAAGATGGCCACTGAATGGTCAAGTCTTTCATGTTGTAGTAGAAAGAAAGTTGGTGCTCTAATTGTAAAAGATGGTGCAATTATTTCAGATGGGTTCAATGGAACACCTAAGGGATTTCCAAATGAGTGTGAAGATGCAAATGGAAACACTTATTGGTATGTCCTACATGCTGAGGCAAACGCTATCTTAAAAGTATCAAAATCTTCACAGAGTACTGATGGTGCAGTTCTTTATGTTACATATTCTCCGTGCAAAGAATGTTCAAAGCTTATTATTCAGTCAGGAATTAAAAGAGTCTTCTATAATGAAGAGTATCGAGATATTGCTGGATTAAAAATATTACGCGAAGCTGGCATAGATATCCTAAAACTTGATTTATAATATATGGAAGAGAGACACGTTTCAATAATCTTTGTTAAAGAATATAAAAATTTTATTAGCGCTTTTGAAAGAAAGAGCAAAGAAGATTATGTATTAAACGTGAGCAAAATAATCAAAGACAAATTCAATACGAAATTTATTGTGCCAAACAAGGTACAATCATTCTTGCTGAATTATGAGATTAAAAAGCTACTCGATAAAGCTATTAATATTAAAAATAAGAAGTACACCAGAGTTGTCTATCTAAATTCAAATCTTTCGGCATCAATTATTATGAATACTATGTCGTTTGTAGATGAAGAGTATACTGAATTAAAATTTTCATATTTTCTAGTTGAATCTAAGTCCCTATCTGATGATCCAATTGGTAATATTGAAGGGCTCAGCAAAATATAAAAATTGTATTTTATACACAAAAAAGGCACTAATTATAGTGCCTTTTTAAGTTTTAATCTATAAATAATTAATATTCTTCGTCTTCATCATCATAGTCTTCATCTCCTGTTTCAAATGATCTTAATAGTGCTTCTTCATCAGCAACATCGTTTGATTCCGGTTCAGTAAATTCGTCTTCTGGTTCATTAAAGTCATCGTCTGATTTATAATAATTAGAATCTTCCTCCTCCTCTTCCTCTTCTTTTTCTAATTCAGTATTATAACGATCAGTTGCAGGTAGTTCAGTATACTGTTCATCGTCTAATGATATTTCATCTTCTTCTGGTGCAATAGGATCCGCAATAGTTGCTGCATCTGGCATAATATAAAGTTTTCTACTTGGAATATCAACATACGCAACTAAATCACCATCTGCATCTACGTAATCTACTCGAGATCCGTTTCCACTTTTAGAGAAATCTTGCCAATCGATTTTTGCAGCGTCTAATTTGTCTTCAGCATCGCCGATTGCATCAAGATCAGTCTTTCCGCGTAGTGCTACTTTTTGTTCCTCTGCCGGATTTGCTCCATAGTACATTTCATTGACAAAACTAGAGAATGTCGGACACGATTTTCCTTCTTTCATTGCAATATTCGTTACCGGAATTGCAGTAATATATGGATCTCGGTATTCTACTGGTTTTTTCTTCTCTTGTTTATATACAAGATCATGAGTCATAGCTTTGTAAGTAGAGTCATAGTGTTTTCCAGCAAATATCGGATCGCGTTCTACAGTTCTTTGAAAACCTGCAAGTTTTGGTTCCTTATTTACTTTATTGCCTTTTGCATCACGATATAATTTAGCAGAATTAGGACCTCCAAAACCAGGTTTCTTAAGATCCATATAATTGTCAAAATTTAGGATATCGCGACGATGTACATCAAACATTTCCATGTGTAGTTTAATTCTTTTTTTAAACGCGGATTTCTCCAATACGGGTTTCTTTATACGCATCTGCTCTATATTTAGCAGTTACTTCATATAGTGTTGCTGAAACATAGTCTAGTGTCATTGGAGTTAATGCGCCCATTGGAATTACTGGTGTAAATCTAAATTCGCGGAAAATATCTCCAGCTTTATTGAAAATGGCTACATAAATCTGGCCATAATAGTCTCTTTTCAAACCCTGACGACCAGTTAATGGATCGTATGCTAAATCTGCCCAACCCCTAAGGATATTGTAGATATACATATCATTTTCTTCATTTAAGTTGACCGTGAATTTAATATCCAAGTCAGCTGTTGTCTTTTCAGGAACTGCTCCAGCAAAAGAACGGCTTGCAAACTTATATTTTTGTTCAACTACTCCAGTTGGAGTTAATTCAGGTAATCCTGATATAGATACTACGTGTTCAACAAGTAAATCTACGTTTGCTGAAATAATTGCCGGCGGTGTAATAACGACTTCAAACTGATTTAAGAAAAGCGGTTCGTAATAATTAGTTGCTGCTCTAGAATTATCCCAATGTGGTAACCCTGCCATTTTATTGTGATTATTTTATTTTATTTATTTATTTACGTAGTAGGTTGTTTTAGTGAAGTAGTATCTGTGATATTGAATAAATCATCATAGTCTAGTATTATACCTGCTGAAACTTGTGCAGAGCGATTTGAATAAGTATCAATAGCAACAGAGTCACCGGCAAACTCTAGAATTAGTGATGGAATAATCGTTCTAAAGATTAAATCATCAACATTTTCAATAGCATCTCTTTCTTTTATTGCTGAAATTGGTTCTGGACTAGTATTAGTTATTAGTAATGGGGTTGTTCCATCTACCTTTAATGAAAAGCTATTCCAGCTTTCTACTGGATTTCCATCTAGTGTATCTACCATTCCGGTTGATACTTTTAAAGTAATCTTTGGCCTTCCTGAATTAAGACCGCTTGTTGAAACCTCCCTAAGCACTATTTTATTTGTGCTCAAAGTAGCTTCAAAATAAGTATTCTTGAAGTATTTTTGGTTTAACTCTTTTATTTTGCCTTGGCCTGCATTTCCAGAAAGTTGTATAACTTCTTGTGCATATTCAGGTCTGAGTTTCTTTTTGAGTGCTTCACTTGCAAGTTCAAACTTTCTTTTAAGAATGTTTACTTCACTAAGTATAACATATGTTGATGTTGCATGTCCGTTTTTAAACTTCATATCGGGAAATAGATCGACTTGATGTAGTGTACAATTGATTTTTTTAGGATCAATTTTTGTCTCGCCATCTTCAATTTCCCATTTCACTTCATGACTAACTATAGCTTGAAAGACGAAACCTCCGTCTTTTGCGCTAGCCTCATCTCCATATTTTTCAAATAGTTTTGACATTAGTCTTTTCTACGATCTCGGGTTCTTTTGTAGTTCTTCCAGACTTCGTTGTAAATATTACAAGAAGCTCCTAAGAAATTGATGATACCTACATACTTTTTCTTGTCCTCACCATCCATGTTCGCAATTTTAACTCCTAGTTTCTTTGCGTCATTGATTGTAAGTTCTTCGTCCTCTTCCTTACCGACTAATTTCTTTAAGTCTCCCTTTTTTTCTAATAGAGCAAACTTATGAAAGCTCGCAATTGCCTTTTCCATCGATTTTTAGATTATTTAGAACGAACAATATTCTTCTTCTTTACCGTGCCTAAATACTGTTTAGTGTATTTGTCAATGTGTGATGTGCCTTTGCCTTTAACCGGTCCTTCAGCTAATTCTTGCTTTACTTTTGCAGTTCCAGTAGCATCATCATTTTTAATGTTGCCTTTTCCGTTATAACCAGCAACAGCTTTTTTGAAAGCTGACATGAATTGGTTGTAGTTCATTACAGGATTACTCATTTTTATCCAGATTTTTTTATTATTTATCTTTATTCTTCGATATTTTTTTAGTATTGTTTATCAGAGATAACTCTATTTTAATCAAATGCCCGAACTAGCAGAAATAAAGATAATGGCTGAATACATCAATAATGTATGTTATGGCGAAGATTTTACAAGTTTTTCTGTCTCACCAGAGGTTGCTAACCGACTTTCGTTAGTTCAACCGACTGAATTACAAATATTTGACATTTCGGCAGAGTCTAGAGGTAAAGAGCTGTGTTTAACCCTCTCTTCAGGAATACATAAATATCAGCTCTCTGTCTCCATGGGCATGTCCGGCCACTGGGTCTTTTGGGACTCAGGCATTTCACCAAAACATACTCATCTTAAATTCAATACAGTAAATGGCCGGTGTTTATGTCTAGTAGATGCTCGTCGTTTTGCTAAGTGGAAATGGAGCACTGGCTGGTCCCAAAATCGAGGCCCATGTCCAGTTACACAATTTAATCACTTTAAGGAAAATATATTTAATTCATTTAAGCGAAAGGAATTCGATAAGCCAATTCATCTCGTGCTCATGAATCAACTATATTTTAATGGTATAGGAAACTACTTGCGTGCCGAGATAATGTACAGAGCATCTCAGGATCCCTTCGAGGAGGCTCGAATAGCTCTTATTAAGAATCCAAAATTACTTGAACTATGTGAGACTGTTCCATTTGAAGCATATCTTATTGGCGGCGGTCAGTTGAAAGACTGGAAAAACCCATTTGATATTCCAGAGAATGGCTTTTCTGATTGGCTTACATGTTATGGAAAATCAGAGTGTTCCCTGATTGATGCAAATGGACGAAAATTATGGTATTTTAAAAAACAATTACAATGAAAAAACTAGACAATTTCTTAGAAACCGCAGCTTATTGGAAACTTTTTATAATATTTGAGATATTGTGTCTCATAATGGTTAAAATATGCTATCAATTTATTTTACCGGAGGTTGGCTGGTATATTATTAGTGGCGTGGCAACACTATTATCTCTTTTTCTATTAGCTGCAATATATTTTGCTAGCGTTGCAAAGTATCTACATAAATACTGTAATGAATTTGAAGAAAAAGTACATAGTGCAACAACCAGAGAAGAACTTGAAGAATTATTAAAAAATGATTTTACAGAGCTAGTAAAACTATCATTTACTAGGCACCAATCATATCGATTAAAAGAACTTTATACTATTCTAAAAACTAAATATCAATATTTATGATAAAACGAACAAAACGTGAAGCCTTTGCACTTAGTGCAGTTCACAAGCAGCTTGAAATAGCTGGGGTCGATAAGTCCGTCCTAGAAACTGATCATGACTCATGGTTCTCAAACAATACGATAACTGAAGAACAGCATGCTGTCTGGAAAGCCTGGTTTATCGGTGAAGCTCGACGAATTTTTCACATGACCAAAAAATCAGCAGAAAAGGAATTTTCTTTCTTTGATTTAGGTTATGGATTACGCGTCGCTGACTCAGAAAAGGTCAAGTAAATCAAAACTACTTTCGATAAGAGTAGTAAATAATCAATATATGGCAGAAATTAAGTTGGAGTTTACTCCACGAGAACAGCAGACCGCAATACTTGATTTCGTTAAGGAGTCTGTTGCTTCTAACAAAAAATTCATAATGATTGACGCACCAACCGGTGTCGGTAAATCATATGCTGCAATCATGATCGCAGAGTGGTATCGTCGTGAGGTCAATAAGAAGGCAAAGATGGATATTGTAACAAATACCAAACTTCTACAAGACCAATACATCAGAGACTTTGATTTTATCGCTAATCTCAAGGGCAAAAACAATTATTGGTGTAAAAAACAGAATATGGGCTGCGGCGACTCACAAATCCTAAATAAAGCTGCCGGTAAAAAATGTGAAGCGTGTGGATATAAAATTGCTCAAGGGTATTTTATTCGAAATCCACTGAGTCTTACTAATTTTCATCTTATTACATCATATGCAATGTATTCTCCAGATTTACTAGCAGAGAGAAATTCGAAACTGCTAATAATTGATGAGGCTCACTCTTTTGAAGAAGCATTTTGTGATTTTATTTCTTCTTCTTTTTCAGAACGCAGTCTAAAGATACTAAACATCTGGCAGCCATGGATGGAACGGGACCTCGACGGAATCTCTAATCTGACAGAATTATCAGAATATGCAGCAACTATTCTGGTTCCATTGCTGGCCTCAGAAGCTGCTACTCTACTCGATGAAGCAAAAGACACTAGAAGTCGTACTAAAAAATTAGACCTTATCAAGAAAGCTGATCACGTTGATAAATCAATGTGTAAGATAAACAGATTTGTGAACGACAAAGAGAATTACGCTGCAAATTGGACATTTGAAAAGGATTTAGATCAGTATGGTAAAACTAAAATTCTAGTTGAACCGATTTGGGGTAATATCTACCTTACTGAAATGTTTTGGGACCACTATGACCATGTTATTTTTATGTCAGGTACTCTACTTGATAGATCACTTTTTTCATTCTTAATGGGAATAAGTACAGATGACTCAACATATCTTGCCCTACCATGTCCATTCGAGTCGACTAACCGCCCAGTAATTTATCTAAAGTTTGGTAAAATGTCTTATTATAACAAACAAGAATCATTTACTCGAGCAATTCCAATTCTACAAAAAATATTGGAGAAGAATAAAGAGAACAAGGGTATTATTCATACATCAACTTATGAATTCAGTAATTGGATAAAAAGTACAGTCAAGGATGACCGACTTATTTTCCACGATTCACTAACTCGAGAAAAATCTTTAGAAAAACATTTAAGTTCTCAATTTAAAACTGTATTAGTATCTCCATCGATGATTAATGGTGTTGATTTAAAAGATGACTATTCTCGCTTTCAAATAATCCTAAAAGTACCTTTTCCTAATTTAGTTAGTACAAAAATAAAGAAGAGATTAGAGACTCGCCCAGATTGGTATAATTGGAAGACCCTAATTGATCTTCTTCAAGCATATGGTAGATCTATTAGAAACGATGATGATTGGGCAGAGACATATATCTTAGATGAATGCTTCGATCAGATATTAAATAATAAAGCAGTGCCTCAATATTTTTTAGATGCACTAAATATAAAAAAGTTAGCAAAGAAATAAATGGCTAAACAAAAAGGAATAGAACAAAAATATCAAAAGCTAACAGACATTGAGCATGTATTGCTTCGTCCGTTTATGTATATTGGCTCAATCTCTCCACACACTGGAGAACAATATCTATTTGATGGAGAGAAAGTGTGGAACGAAGAAGTAACCTACAATCCAGGATTTCTAAAATTATTTGATGAAATTATTTCAAACTCAGTTGATGAGCATCGCCGTAACCTAAAACTAAATGAAATCAGAGTCACAATTAACAGAGACACAAATACTCTGTCAATTTGGGATAATGGTGGAATTCCAGTAGAGAAGCATCCAGTCCATAAAGAGTGGATTCCCGAAATGATTTTCTCTAATCTTAAAGCCGGTTCAAATTTTGATGATACTGAACAGCGAACTGTTGCTGGAACAAATGGTGTAGGTTCTACATTAACAAATATCTTCAGTAAAAAGTTTTCAGTTTCAACTTGCGATGGAAAAAACAGATTTGATCAAGAGTTTACTGATAACATGCACAAGAGAAGTAAGGCAGTAATTACTTCAGCCAAGAGAGGATTTACGGAAATTACATATATCCCTGACCTTGAGCGATTTAAAATGAACTCGATCGATACTATCTCGTTTCAAATAATGTTTAAGCGATGCCTAGATGTTGCTGCCTGCAATAATCGACTCACAGTTAAGTTTACAAGCATCTATCAAGGTAAGAAGAGCGAACATACTCTTCGTTTTAAGACATTTGAAGAATATATCAAGCTCTACACTCAAGAATTTTTCTATGAAGAGTCAAAAGATTGGAAAATTGCATTTGCAAAATCAGAAAATGGATTTTGTAATATAAGTTTTGTAAATTCAGTACACACAAAAGATGGCGGAACTCACGTAGAGTATATTGTTAATCAATTAATTGCGCAATTACGTGAAATGATTAAGAAGAAGCACCGAGTTGAAGTCAAACCGAGTGATATTCGTAATTACTTGTCACTATTTATTGACTGTACAGTAATGAACCCTGCATTTAGTTCTCAAACCAAAGAGAAACTAATAACTGAACAGAAAGAGTTTGCAACTCGACATGAACTTACTGAAAAGTTAGCAAAAACAATATTCAAATCTGAAATAATAGCTTCAGTACTTGATTGGATTGAGAAAAAAGCGCTAGCGCAGGAACGTGCTGAACTTAGAAAGCTAAATAGTGCTCTAGACAAGACAAAAATATTAAAATTAATTGATGCTCAACGTAAAGGCGATCGCGGAATCTGTATTTTAGGTATTTATGAAGGACTAAGTGCAATTTCAGCAGTACGTCAGTTCAGAGACACTCAAACAATTGGTGCATTTCCACTTAAAGGTAAATTTATCAATGTAAGTGAGATGAAAAGCTCTGAAATTATCAAAAATGATGAAGCTGTGCAGCTAATGGCGTCACTTGGTCTAAAACTTGGTGAAGAACCTAAAGGATTACGGTATGGTAGAGTTTATATCTACACAGATGCTGATCCGGATGGAAACCATATTGCTGCTTCCTTAATTAATTTCTTCAATCGATTCTGGCCAGAATTATTTGACCAAGGTAGGATCTATAAAGTGATGACTCCACTAGTTGTCGCTAAAAAAGGCAAAGATTCGCTTAGTTTTTATACAAATGACGAATTTGATAAGTGGCAGACTAGGAATAAAGTCGCTGGATGGAATGTCGAGTATAAGAAAGGACTTGCCGCTCTTGAAAACGCAGAATATGAGGAAATTATTAAAAATCCGAAATTAGTACAAATTAAAAATGATAAAGACTATAAAGAATCACTAAATGCTTGGTTTGGTGCAGATTCTGCTCCAAGAAAAGATCGAATTTTAAATAAGCCTAAAAATATCGAAGGTTAATAAAATATAAATATGAGCATACATAAAATTGAATACGGAGCCGGCTGCTTTGGGCCAATTGTATCTATTGACGGAGAATCTCTACATCTTGATGAATATGATACTAGAACGGCTGAGGCTGTTGATAAAATCAAACTTGATGTGGTGTCTGAGCTTTCTAAAATACATGCTTCACTAGATCAGCGAGATTGGTTAGTGATCCTTGAAATAATTACTTCACGCGGTGCTTGGAAAGTTAATGAGGCAGTTCAACACGAACCTTCTACTTGCGAACAGTGTGGTAATTATAATTGGATGCATACATTTAATAAATCAGAAGAATAATGGCAAATAATACCGAAATAAAAACAGTAACTCAATATCTTGATCAAGATTATAGAGAGTATGCAGTCTATGTTGTAGAAGAACGTGCAATTCCATCCGTAATTGATGGATTTAAACCGACTCAACGTAAAGTAATCTTTGTTGCAGACAGGGTTTGGCGAAACGGTAGCGAAAAACCGCTTAAAATATTTCAACTTGCAGGTAAAGTTGCAGCTGATGCACACTACCATCATGGCGATGGAAGCTTAAATGGTGCGATTATTGGAATGGCTCAGAAATTTAAAAATTCGATGCCAGTTCTCGAAGAAATAGGACAGTTTGGTTCTCTTCGTTCTCCTGAAGCTGGTGCACCTAGATATATCTCTACTAAACTACATAAGAACTTTAGATTGTTATATATGGATTTTGATCTACTTACTTCACGATATGAAGAGGGTAATGAAATTGAACCTCAATTTTTCTTACCAATCATTCCAACTGTGCTCTTAAATGGCGGTAGTGGAATTGCCGTAGGTTTTGCAACAAATATCTTAAATCGAAATCCGCTTGACTTAATTGATGCCTGTATCAAAGAATTAGATGGAAAGAAATATAGTGAACCCGCTCCATGGTACTATGGATTTAGTGGCAGCTGTACACAGGACCCAGAAAATCACCTGGCCTGGGCATTTAGAGGTAAATATGAAATTAAAAATACTTCTACTATAGACATCAGTGAACTACCGCCATCTGCTACATATGAAAAGTTTGATTTATTACTTAGCACATTAGAAGATACTCGACGTCTTGCCAGCTATGACAATAATTGTCGATCCAATATTAATTACGTTCTTAAATTTAGACGTGAAGATCTTAAATTATTAATTGATTCTAATAGATTAGACCGAACTTTAAAAATGGAAGAAAGGCAGTCTGAAAATTTTACAGTACTTGATGAAAATGGTAATCTTAAGATTTTTAATAGTGTAACTGAGATAATTCAATATTTTGTCAAATTTAGATTGGCGTATTATATCAAGCGTAAGGAGTTTCTAATTAATCGATTGACGCACGAGATGATGGTGCTTACAAATAAAGCGGAATTTATTAAGGCAATCATTAGCGGTAAATTAAAGATTAATAATGTACCTAAAAAAGAGATTATCCTGTTTCTCCAAGTTGCTAATTTTGAAGAAATAAATGGTTCATATTCATATCTTCTCGCAATGCCAATTCATACCCTAACCAAAGAGACATATGAAGATCTATTGGGTGATTGCTTTGCTAAAGAGAAAGAATTAGAAGAAATCAAGAAGCGGGAACATACTCAAATGTACAGAGAAGATCTTCAGGAACTTCGTAAAGCTTTAGTTAAAACATATTAACGATTTACGATACCTGCATAAAAATAATTACTACATAATATCCACTTAACCTCGACTGTTTAGTATAATAATTATCTAAAAACAAATAACATATGGCAGAATTTTCAAAACAATACTGTGACCTACACGATGAATTTATACCCGATTTTGATATCGTTGAAATTGCAGATGGATTACAACCCGAACACTACACCACAATTATCTGTGAAGGATTTGGCTTTACGGCAATCGCAAAAGATGCAGATGGTAATATTCTCTTGGCTATACCGACTGGTGCCGAGACAAATGATGATGGAATTGAAGTTACTTGGAAAAAATATGAAGAAGTAGTAAAATAAAAAATATGTATAACCGCACGGTTTAACTATTAACATCCACAGTCCAGCCTTTACCTTCTAATGTTGTCTTTGCAGCTAATCCTGTTGCACCCGGAATAGCATTTGTTCCGTCAGATAGATCAACATAGCCATTTTCAACAGCGTTAGCAGCAAGAGCAACTAAAACGTTATTTACTGCAGTTTCAGTAAGGGCGCAACCATGTAAGTATACGTTTGCCCCACTACCCAGTGGTTGAGAACTTGATATGGTTACTGAGGTTAAACCTTCATTACCATTTAGATCAAAACCTGATAAAGCAAGCATTGCAGAAAGATTAAGTGATCCAGTGATATTGCATTGATCTGCGTCAAAATATACAAGAGTTGATGCGCTACTTAAATCAGGGAATCCTTCAGAAAAGTCACTGTCATCCATATAGAGAGTAACAAGTGCTGTACATCCTTCTACGTTTAGGTATTTAAGTGAAGGTGTATTGGTATCAGGTATGTCCATATCACTCACGTCTAAAAAAGTTAATGATGTAAGGCCAGAAACATCTATTGTTTCACAACCATTATTACTACCGTCTAATCTTAAATACTCTAAGTTAGTTAGATTCTGTAGACCTGTTATTGTTGTTATTGCTGCCATGTTTATGAGTTATTTTTTAATCGTTAAATTCAAGCTCGGTAATGAGCGCTGGATTAGCAAATGTTATTACCACATTCCAGATATCTCCAGTAGCGTAGGTATGACCAAAACATTCAGCACCATTTGCAGTGTATTCTTCAATAACACTATCACCCCAATCAACTGTGAAAGTAGTTGGCGCGCTTGAAGTAACACACCAATAAGCAGCCAGAGATTCTGTGCTATCAACGGTTAGAGTTAGGATATTGACAACTAAGGCAAGGTATCCGCCGCCGCCGGCAGCAGCACCAGGAGTATTTCCAGATCGGCTTCTAGCTCGAGTTGCTCGAACTGCCTGTTCGTATAGAGCCTGCTCCTCGATCTGCTTTCTAATTGCTACTTGTTCTGGGCTCTCTGAACCCCAGTTAATGTATGACATTTAGGTTAGTTATTTTAATGTTAATAGATATTTAAGCTTGTTAAGTTCACCAAGCATCTCGTCCCTGAGGTTTAATAGATCGCTGTCTCGGTGTTCGTTTAATTTGTTATTAAAGGACAATAAGAACTCAGTAAGAGTTTCAAGATAGGTTCCCATGTTAACCTCGCCAATATTACTTAACTGAATAGAATCTTCTTCTCCTTCAAGAGCAACTCTTCCGTATTTTCCCATGTATATTTCCATGAAACTGTCGGTTAACCCATCAAATTCTTCATAGATACTACCAAATGCTTGGTGTTTAGCATATGAGCCGGTTTGCCAGTGAAATACTTTAAACTGAGCTTGAATTCCTAAAAAAGTTGACGTAATTGTTGCCATCAATTAAATGTTTTTATTATTTATCTCCTTAAACAAAAAAAAGAGGATCCGGAGATCCTCTTTCTAAACTATATACTAATTTAATTAGCTTAAGTTGTTTGGTGCAACACTACCAGTAAGAACTCCAACGTCACCGATGATGTTCATGCTTAAGTATTGAGTTTCAGGGTGCCATCCAGCTTCTGTGATAGCATAACGAGACTTCATACCAATTTTTGGAGAGAATGTTCCCTCTGAAATTGTTTGAAGTGACTCAGCCATGATATACGGCATGAATTTTACTCCTGGCTCTTCGTCAGCACCTTTACGTCCAAGCGTAATACGTGTATCTCCCCAACGTAAGTTAGGATCTACATAAACTTGAACTCCGTAAACTTTACCAGCTGGGTAAAGGTTACCTGCAGTTCCAGCCATATCAGTTGGAACTTGAGCGATTGAATAACCAGCTACATCAGCAAGTGCAGATGCAATACGACCGTTTGTTACAATGAAAGTAGCAGCACCAAAACGACCTCTGTGGTAGATTAAGTTAGCAAGCTCAAGAATTTTTGTTACTAAACGACGTTGTAATGTAGAAACGTTTTCGAATCCACCTGTACCGCCATTAAGATCTAAATCAGTGATTCCAGCACCTTCTACCAAAGCAACTTCAGTTGTGTGAGCGTCTCCCATTGTGAAGATACGATCAGTTATACGTTTGTTGATTGATTGAGCGATGTCGTTAACTGCAACATTCTCTAACATAGAGATAACGTCGTAGTTCCATACACGGTTTAAATCTTGGATTTGCTCTACAGTTGCAGAGATAGAAACTTGGTCACCTTCTGCTTCTACGAACTTAGTGAACATTCTAAGACCCATTTGACGGAATTTAGATTGTTCAGCTACATCTCTCTTCATTGATCCCGGTACCGATCCAGTTGATGGAAGGAATGGGCCATTAAATGCTGTTCCAGCATAAGCAGCATCAGATACTGAAGTGAAACCAGAAATATGGTTTTCAAGTGCAGATACTAATTGTACTTGTGTATCTACAAGTGTAACTACTCCAACTGTTACAATACCACCGATATCGGTAATAGTTCCAACTAGGTCAGAAGCAACAGATGTTGTAGCACCGTCAGTTAATACTCTTAAGATAAGATTACCATCTACTCTTGAATATCCTACGAAATCATAACCTGCAGTTTCAGCAGTGTGGTTTAATACATCTCCTGGAGTTAAGTCTCCTGCGAAATCATTTGCAGTTACACCAGTGATTTTAACCATAAATGGTTCGAATTCGCTGTCTAGTCTACCACCAGTATAAAGATAATCTAAATACGGAAGGAATCCTACTGGAGAATCCATTGGGATAACTGGAACTAAGTCAAATCCAATTGTCTTAGCTGCAACTTGAATAGCTACAGGAAGCAATGATGGAAATTTATCACCAGAACCGTTTGCATCTGGTGCAAAACTGTTTTTTGATCCATTAGTGAATGGAGTCATCGCATTAGTTGGTGCTTGTGCTGCTCCCATATAACCGCCTAAAGAAGCTGGTTGTTGGAAGAATAAGCCTGGAGCTTGTTCAAATAAAGGAGTTGCATTATCGAAGATTGCATGGTTGTGAGCGTATTCCGCTAACCATGGTGTTCTAGTCATATCTGCACCATATCCTTCAAGAACAGGTTTCCAAGTTGATGCTAAGCGAGCATCGCTTGAGCGTTTGAAAATTTTTGTACGTGCCATTGTGTTAAATTGATTTTTTTTTGAATTATTGATTATTTGCGATAATCAGCTTGGCGCTGAATCATCTCAATATAACCTTGAGAGTAACCTCTCTGCATCTCAACCACCTGATTTACAGGTACTAGGCCTTCTGTACTTTGACTTTCGTTGAGTTGTGCTTTTATTTTTGTGTTATTTTTTGCTATTTCAATTCTTTCGTTCATGCCTCTAAGATCTAAATCGTCCCAGAAATATTTAGCTTGATACGGAGTTTTTATGTTATATAAGTCTGATTTTGCTGCAACTTTTGCTTTTTCATTCACAGTCATCGATTCGAATGCTTGCTTGTATTCAGCTGGCATAAATTTGATGTATACTGGAACCTTTGCATTTTTGTGAGTAATTACTGCTTCCATAATGTTTACAACATCTGCTTCACTAAACCAAACTGATGCATTAATTGTTTCAACAATTGAGTGCTTTGTCTCAGAGTCAAGAGCATAAAATGCTTTTCGTTTAGCTTCAGTTATTACTTTTAAGAATGGATATTTACCTTCTAGAACTGCTTTTGCTGATTTATCATTTACTTCAGTGATAACTTTATCAATTTTAGAAACTAGTGAATCGACTGTAGTTGATTCGTTAATTTTAGAAACTGATCCAAGAACATTACGTTTTTGAGTAGCGGTACCACCATCATTTAATGATTCAGCAAGGTATTCAGTGTAACCAATAGTTTGACTTAATTTCTCAGCAACATATTGTTGATACTCACGATTTAGGTTAATATTCTCAGCTAAGTGCTCAGCATATTCAATTCCTTTGTTTGAACCATTTGCAACATACTCAGTATACTGTAATCCTTTGTCTAACTCTTCAGCTAGGTAGTTTTGGTATTTAAGTGAATTGTTTAAGTTTTCTTTAATATACTCTGCGTAATTAATCGATTGATTTAATTTCTCAGTCATATAATCTTGGTGATTAATGCTTTGATTTAATTTCTCACCAACATAATTAGTGTATTCAATACTGTTGTTCGAAGTTTCTGCAACATGCTCAGTATATTTAATTGACTCATTAAGCTTATTAGAAATATAATCAGCATAATTAATAACTCCTTCAAGTTGTTCTGCTAAATAATTAACGAAACCTGCAAGTTTTAATTCACGAGTACCAGAATCAGCAGACTCAAGTACTACTTTATGCGCGCTTAATTCTTT